GATTCAAAGTAGGCAAATCGCGTGGGCCAAAAGCAAAAGGAGACAAGCATGAATGACTTTGAGACAAGTATGTTGCGTCACGAGTTGGCGGCAGCGGAGACCGAGATCAAAGAGTGCCGGCGCAAGCTGATCGAGGGAATACTTGAGGTGTTTAAGATCGAAGGCATGGCTAAGAAAGACATCGAGAGAGTCATTCGAGGAATGCTTTGAACACTGGAGACTTGTGGTGGGAGCTGGAGCAGCACCGCCAGCTACGCGGGGCTTGTTCTTGTGGAGACTCCACGATTCTCGGCGTCATTCATTCAGATACTCGACCGTGCTCTTTGCCGGTGGTGAACATGCCACTGAGTGAGCAGCGCATCCGAGATATGGCTAAATTGTTAGAGACAGATTTGAAGTTTGCCCGTGGCATAGAAGAAGCGCACGGCATCAGGGGGATATATGAGGTTTGAAGAGTTCGCACGGCAGCACGGCTTAATCATTGACCATGTAGTGCCAAACAAGTGGGTGGCGGTTCCAACGACAGATCACCCACGCAAGCGCAACGGCAGATATAAAAACATGGGAGAGATTGGCTGGGTGCAAAACTGGGCAACGATGCAAGCTCCGGCTGTGTGGCGGGGCGAGGGTGGTTTCTCTGTGTCGGTACAGTCTATGATCCAAAAAGCTAACAAGGATCGCCAAGAAGAAGCCAAGAAGGCAGCGTCAAAGGCAGGGTGGATTCTTCATCAGTGTAAGCAAGACATCCACCCTTACTTAACTTCCAAAGGATTCCCAGACGAGACCGGCAATGTATGGGAGGGCAATCTAGTGATACCTATGCGGACGAATGGGCAGTTGGTAGGTTGTCAGATTATCAATGACAAGGGGGAAAAGAAGTTCCTCAAGGGTCAGACGACTAAGGGGGCTGCGTTTGTGATGGATGCCAAGGGAATCCCAATACTCTGCGAGGGTTTTGCCACGGCGCTCTCCGTCCGTGCCGCTATGAAGCTCATAAAGATCCGATACACTATTTATTGCTGCTTTTCCGCCAGCAACATGAAGCACATAGCTGGGCAGGTCAGGGGAGGGATTGTCGTCTGCGACAATGATCTTAATTCTGTTGGGGAAATCGCCGCAAGGTCCACAGGCAAGCCATATTGGATCAGCGACACTGCCGGTTTCGATTTTAATGATCATTGGCGGGCCAAGGGCGAATTCCATGCTAGTCAGTCCCTAAGAAAAGTTCTGCTTGCCGCAGGAATTTAGCTTCCATCTGACGCACTCGCTCTTTTGTGATGCCAAACTCTTTGGCGGTTGCGGTCAGGGTTGCACCTGCTGATCTCTTTGTCAAGACATCCCAGTATCTCTCTATGTCGATACCGGGACCGCGCCTACCTCTGGAAAATAGCTTGGCAAATGTCTCTTTGTCGGGGAACGGCACGACTCGCCACGGTCTCTCTATGTCGTTTGTCCGCAAGGGAACCATGCCGCCTGAGTTTTTAAGATTCATCGGTGGCTCTTTTCTATCAGTGCTTTCACTTCAGCAAGCGTCATCATGAATTCGCTCTTTGGCGGAATGTCTTTGATGACCATCGCTGCAAACTCGAGAGACCGCGCTGCGCCCTCTAATGCCGCGACCAATTCCTCTTTGTCGTGCTTGAGTGCGCCCCGTAGATCAGAAATGGCAATGTCCTTAGCTATCTGTCCGTAGTCATTGTCAAAACAATCGACCACCATCTCTGCTGCCTCTCTTAAATTACGCATCTTTCTTCTCTTCTTTGCCGACCCAGCCACACACCCTGTAAAAGGTGTTCCGAATGTCTGTGTGCCATGACGGGATATAGGGTTTACCCGTAAGCTCACTCCATAGTTTTACCATATCAACTTTTGGTTCTTGATTGTCTGTCTCTATCATGGTTTGCTCCTGTTAAATTCTTCGTATGCTTGGTCAATGATCTCTGACACATAGGCGGCGAATACTTTCTGGCTCACGCCTGAAAAAACCCCAGCAGCAGCCAAGTATCTGGCGACCGCTGGGATTGCAGCGTCTATATCTTCCCCTTTCAGGGCTTTGTCAATCTTCTGAAAAGCGTCCACTGGATTCCTCGTTGTACTTAATATCCACCTCATCACCTAACTTGCTGGCGACATAACAACGCATGGCCGCAACTAGGGGTGTTGGGCTGTATGTGATGTAGGTGCTAATCGTGCGAGCGCACCATTCCCCGTCGTGTTCGCCGGACTCAGACGGCCAGATACCAATTCCTTCCCGCTCAATAATCGGCCCACATTGTGCCCAGTCGGTTGATGGTGCGTAGCGACCAGATGGTTTTTGCAGTAGGCATTGCGTTATCTCATCGTCAACATACTCAACCTCAACAAATTCACACTGCGCCACCGCCCAATCCAAGGCCAAGCCTTCTAAGCCTGATGTCTTCGTGTTAGTCATAGCGCCTCCAGTCGGTCAGCTGCCATGAGCAGCAGCATTTGTACCGCGATGTTGTCTTGGGCTTCTGCGGCTTTGCGTAGCGTTTTAGCGAGTTCTTGGTTTGTCATGTCATTCTCCTGGTGTGCCCATCTCATCGCTTAAGTTGCTGGCGACATAGCAGCGCATGGCTGCGATCAGTGCAGTCAACCCATAACGACAATAAATCCCGTCAATATGCGCCACCCAAAAGTTAGTGTCATCTTCTGTTTTTGGATCTAGCCGAGCAAGGCAAATACACTCTCGCTCAATGATCGGCCCACCTTGCGCCCAGTCGGTTGATGGTGCATAGCGCCCCGAGGGTTTTTGTAGCAGACATTGAGTTATTCCGTCTTCTAGGTACTCAACCTCAACGAATTCGCACTTCGCCACCGCCCAATCAAGGGCGGCGCCTTGCAGTTCGCTTGTTTCTATCTTCATGGTCTCTCCTAGCGTGTTAGTTTTTAAGCGGTTCTAAGTGGCTCATCGGCACATGACCAAGGATCTTGCCCTGTAAGTCTTTAATCAGAGCTTCCCCTCTGGTAATCCTAATCACCCTCACGCGCAAGCCATAGGGCAGGGCGTGTGGCTCTTTGGGTTTAAATAAGTAGATCATGCAGCCCCCTACAAAAAACAAGCAGTGACAAATACAAACGCGAATAGAAACGCGGCGACTGCCATCAGCCACGGCGGGTCTTGGGTCTCGGCGGCGGCTCTGTCTTGCAGTCGTTGGCGCATCTCTTGTAGTTCTCTGTGGTTCATGGTTGCGCCCTCATTTCTTCTCGCTCTCGCGCTTGTTCTTGATAAAGCCAGTCCGCAAATCTGCTTTCTAGCTTGGCGCGAAGCTCGTGAAAATTCGCGTCAGTTAATGCGTCCATGCTCACGGCAAAGATTCTTTCTCCGTCCCAGTGGCAGCTTTTGGCAATATCTGCGCCAGTAAATGGGTGGCTCATTTTGCGGCCTCCTTTGAAAGCGCAGAACCCCAGAGCTGGGCGCGTTCTTCTTCCTCGGCGGCGTCCTCTAAGGCGGTCACTAGCCCGTCAAAATCCTCTGACGAGCCCAGCATCTGGGCTAAGGTGTAGACGGTTTCTCGGGGCAGCTCATAGGTTTCTACTAGGCTGTCTAGATAATCGCGGCGGCTTTTGAATCCTTGGTCGGTGTATTCGCTCATGCTTTCCCCTTTAGCGGCTGTGAAAATAATGTCCATCTGACTCGAAAAAATCCCCAGCCAGTAAATCGCGGGCGAATGCTTGAAAGTCAAAGTAATAGCGCAGGTGCTCGGGGATAGAATCAAGCATTCCGGTGCTGTCGGAGTATTCCTCAGCGAATTCGGTATCGTTGGCAAAGGTTCCCATGTAGCAGTCTTCAGCTTGGCTCACGGCGTCAGCGTCCCAGCTTCCAACATTGTCGCAATATGTAGCGATAATCTCGGGTTCAAGGTGCGCTTTCTCGGCGGCTTCGCTCCATTCTTGCCAGCCCGTCAGGTCAAACCCATCAAAGCGGCTCAAAAAATGCAGGGCTAAGCCCTCGGCATCGGCACAAAGTATCTCGTCTGGGTTGGCAGTCGGGATAGCTTCGCGGATTGCGTCCCCAATGTTTGCCCATGTGGTCGAGCTGTCAAGGTCAACCCAGCAGCCCTTAGTCGGGATGCCGTCAATGTAAAAAAAGGCGCTTGCTTCTGTGGTGGTGGTTTTCATGCTTCTATCTCCTGGCAGTGAGAAAGCCGGAACCCGTCCGGCGGCGGTGTTTATTCGGGGAAGTTCTCAGCGGGCGCCATGTATCCGTCAGCAGTCCATGCGAGCGTGTAGGGGTCGCCGCGCTCGCTCTGGATAAAAATCTCCATGCGGTCGATGTTCGCGGTGTAGTCGCTGATTTCGCCACGGCGCAGGGCTTGGCGCGTGTCCTCTAGGCACTCTGCAAACATGGTGTCAAGGTTTAGGTGTTTCACGGTCTGGGCTCCTTAGGTTTGCGGTTCTGTGCTTGGTTGCGCCAGCTCATTAAATCGGTCGGCAGCTTCTGCCATGCGTTGCAGTTCAGTCACGGCGAAGCGTTGCCCCTCGGGGGTTCCGTCTTGGATAACAGCAAGCAGGGCGGGCAGTACAGCAGCCCACGATGGGGTCAGGTCTATAAATTGCACGGTGTCGGCTCCTCAAGGGTAAAAAGAAGGGCGGGCGGGTTGTGCGGCGGTGTAGCCCTCATCGAACAGGCGGCGGGCTTCGGCGCGGCTTTCTGGTTGCTCAAGGGCAAGCGCGAGGCTCAGCCATTGGCGGTGGAATTGTGCGCGGGCTTCGTCATGTTGTCGGCGGGCTTCTGCTGTCATGCGTCCGGCTTCGCGGTAGGTCTCGGGGCTGTTTAGCACGGTCTGGGCTCCTTAGTTCAGGGTCTCGGTCTGGGATTCGTGGAATACGGTAGTTGTCCACGGGCGGCGGGTTTTCTGTCCGTCCTTTTCCTTTTCAATGAAGGTGACAACGCGCACCCCGTGCTCACCTTTACGCACCACACGCCCGAGGGCTTTCCATGCGTTGAAGGTAAAGACATTTTCGCGGGGCTTGATTTGCTCGGGGCTGATGCCCTTAGCGGCGAACCCGTCCAAAATCGCGGGGTAGTTCGTGAATGATTGCCCAGCGGCGGCGCGGTGCAGGGCTTCGGCTTGTTTCTCGGTTTTCATGGGTGCGGCTCCTTAGCAGTGAGATTAAATTCTAAATGTGATTGTCTTGACTGTCAAGCGGTTTATGTGAGCTTGTTTCTGATGTATTCGGTGGCGCGCTCGATCTCGGCGTGATTGCGGGTCTCGGGTTTTTCTTGCTTCGGCAATCTTGCGCTGCGCCCATGCGTACCCGTGTGCGAGGGCTTCGTCATAGGTGCTGTGCGAGTAGTAGCGCACGCTCCCGTTCCCGTGGGCTCGTGATCGTGCGGTGACCTTGCCATCGTTCCAGAGCGTTATTGTGTAGCCCATGCCCTTTGGTAGGTCTGGGGTACTTAACGCGGGCGGTCATGCTGCCGTCCAGCATATAGCTTTCAAAAAATTCAATCATGGTCTAGGCTCCTTATTTGGTGGTGTGCGCGGTCAAGATTGCGAGCGCGGCGGATAGTAGGGAAACGGCGAACAGGCGCAGCACGAACAGGTCAGGCTTGCCGATAGCGTCCGCATAGAATCCGGCGGCAGCGGTCAGGGTGGCGACGAGCGCCAGCAGAAGAACAATAAAAGTTTCGAGAGTGTTCATTGGTCAGGCTCCTTATTTGGTGGATTCGGTAAAGACCGCGCCGACAAAGGTAGCGCGACCCTCGAGCACGAATTGCTCGAGCGCAGCTTCTAGCTCTGCGCGGCTGTGACCGACCATCACGCGAGAGAATCCATTTTTGTCGGTATAGCGCACACGGTGGATTACGGTCGGCGCGAGGGGTGGCACAAGTGAGGTGGTCGGCATGGTTCAGGCTCCGAAAAAGTAAACGATGCCGGCGGCGTATAGCAGAAAGGCGCTGACAGCTAGAAGGGTTTTTTGCGTGGTTGTCATGGTAGGTCTTTAGAGTGAGCCCCCGAGGGGGCGGAAGGTTTAGCTGCAATGATGGACGCGCAGGCGACCCGAAAACCCGCGACCCTTGAGCTGCGCGATGACCTGAGCCAAAACGCCCTCGNGGGTATCGTCATAAAATTCCACAGGCGTCCCAGCAATCTCGGGCATGTTGGTATTGATGCAAATAGACTCGGTCTCGGCTATAAAACAGCCGCGCACTTCAGAGATAAAGACATGATGCAGTGATTGCATGATTAAAGCTCCTTTAGTTAGCAGTGACACAGACCACACGATAAAGGCTTAGTTCTTGACTGTCAAGGGGTTTATTGATCTTTTTTCAACATTTATTTCTATCGATTCTCGAAGGTCAATAGGTTTAGGCTATGCACACGTGTTCCGTTTACGGCGTTGGCGGAACACTTCTTGATGGTGTGAGTGAAACGCGCGCGCCCGCTTGCCCTTTCGGCTGGGGTGGTGTGAATGCCCAGAGAGGAGAGAGANCANAGAGATATGCTTCCCGTTGTCCCATAAGACANAAGCTATCAATCAGACGGTTTTCATAGGTATTTGCAATGCTCTGTTTTGTACCCTAGAATTCAGCTCATGAAATTAACCCGTAAACAAATCAAAGAGGGGCTCGANCAGCTTCCCATCGATTCCCTACTGCTGGGAGTCAAGGGTGCGAAAGAATCNCCNNTGACCCCAAAACAGAAAGCATTCGCACGAGGGCTGGCAATGGGAGACACAAAGGCGGGCGCGTACAGGAAGGCATACAACAGCAAGGGGAACAGCAACACGGTCAGCCGAAAAGGTCAGGAGCTGGCAAAGCGGGACGCGGTGCAGGCTTACGCTGATGCGCTAACTAAGGCAATAGAGCTNCAGGCACTGCAAACCCCCCAGCATTTGAGGGCGCTAGTCGTCACAGAACTCACCAAACACGCCATCAATGAGGAACTTCCCCCTGCNCANAGGCTGAGAGCGCTCCAGTTGCTGGGCACAGTGACTGAGGTGGCAGCGTTTACCGAGCGGCGCGAAGTTATCAAGACGACGAACAGCGTAGACGCGCGCGCGCAACTGATGGACTCCCTCATGCTGGCGATCAAAGGCGGCGCGACTGATGTAGACGACACCACAGCGCAGGATCTACTAGCAGAGCTAGACGCCGGAACACCTGCCGACACAATAGACGAGGCGCAGGAGCCCGAGCAAGGGGAGGGCATCGACACCCCGCCGGACGAGACCCCACCCACCCCCGACCCCCCCGACAGCCAGATGGGACTCCGGTAGAAACTATGCATAGTATTCCACTCCCTCGATCACCTATTTTTTTCAATAGCCCTTATAGACTTTACAGCGCAGCCACAAGCCAATAATATGCTATACAAATTATATCTTCTGTAGGGGGGTAACACTGTTAGCCTACTAATTAGAGATACTTTGTAGAAACACTAGGGGGTAGGGGGTAGTTTTTTGGGTGTGAGTGGGTAGGTTTTTGGGGTAGAAACACCCCCCCCTTGTGTTTTGGAATAGAAAAGGGGTGGGGGGTATATAAAAATTATGACACTGGAAGAGAAGAAACTAGAGAAGCTAAAGACCGTGACTGAAGCGCAGCAGGTTATCTATATGGTGATAGAGGAGTACTGGAAGCGGTACGGGTTTGGGCCGTCTGTTGATGATGTATTGCGTCTTACGGGTGAGAAGTCGCGGTCTAATGTGTCTAGGAAGATGTGGCGGCTGGTGGATCTTGGTCTTTGCAAGGGGACTAGGCGGCGGGCTAGGAGCATTCGGCCCACTTACATGAGGGTTTACAAAGTTGAAGATTGAAGAGGTGCTTGCCAAGCTACCTGAGTCTGATAGGCAGAGGATATTGATGATGGCCTCTCAGTATCAGGAGGCGGTTACGCGGGAAAAGTGCCAAGACAACTTTCTTAACTTTGTTAGGGAGATGTGGCCCGGGTTCATTCCGGGCAGGCACCATGCTGTCATGGCAAAGAAGTTTGAAGATATTGTTTCTGGAAAACTAAAGCGCTTAATTATTTGCATGGCTCCGAGGCACACCAAAAGCGAATTTGGATCTTATATGTTGCCGGCGTGGTTTTTGGGAAAAAATCCGGGCAAAAAAGTTATTCAAACTTCCAATACGGCTGAACTNGCTGTNGGNTTTGGTCGTAAGGTGAGGAACTTAATTGACAATGAGAGGTATCANTCNGTTTTTCCNAACCTTTCNNTGCGGCAGGACTCAAAAGCCGCCGGCAGATGGGCGACTAACCACAATGGTGAGTACTTTGCTATCGGTGTTGGCGGTACTGTTACTGGTAAGGGTGCCGACTTACTGATTATTGACGATCCACACTCAGAGCAAGAAGCAGCCTTAGCGGCTGTTAACCCTGATGTGTTTGATAAGGTCTACGAGTGGTACTCCTCCGGTCCTCGCCAGCGTCTTCAGCCGGGGGCGGCCATTGTAATAATAATGACTAGGTGGAGTAAGCGAGACTTGGTAGGACAGGTTTTAAAGGCTGAGGCTCAGCGCGGCGGCGAAGGCTGGGAGATCATTGAGTTTCCCGCAATCATGCCNTCGGGNAAACCCTTATGGCCTGAGTTTTGGCCTTTGAATGAATTAGAGGCTTTGCGTTCTGAGTTGCCTAACAGTAAGTGGCAGGCTCAGTACCAACAATCTCCCACTTCTGAGTCGGCGGCTATTATTAAGCGAGACTGGTGGAAGGTCTGGGAGAAAGAGAGCCCTCCTCACTGTGAGTTTATTTTGCAGGCATGGGATACGGCCTTTGAAGCAACCCGGCGGGCAGACTACTCAGCCTGTACGACTTGGGGCGTCTTTACGATGCCAGACCAAAACGGCGTTGACCAGACCAATATTATTTTGCTCGATGCTTTTAGAGACCGATTGGAATTCCCAAGCTTAAAAGAGAAGGTTCTGGAGCTGTATCAGTCGTACAACCCAGACAACCTGATTGTTGAAAAAAAAGCGTCTGGCGCTCCGCTTATTTATGAGCTTCGTCGCATGGGAATTGCTGTTGAGGAGTACACTCCTGTCCGTGGAGCAGCAAACAACCCAAACACCAAAATGACTCGACTTAATGCAGTTTCAGACATATTTGCCTCTGGACGTGTTTGGGCGCCTAATACACAATGGGCGGAAGAGGTAATTGACGAAGTGGCGTCGTTTCCAAGCTCTGAACATGACGACTACACCGACACAGTGTCATTGGCTCTTATGAGATTTAGGCGGGGCGGCTTTATCCAGACTCGTATGGACGAAGAAGACGACCCTCGGTATTTCAAACGTAAGGTAGCTGGGTATTACTAAGGACAAATTATGGCAATTGACAAATCAATAGGACAGGCCCCATTAGGGATGACAGACGATCTAATGGGTGAAGAGCCTGCTTTTGAGATCGAGATTGAAGATCCTGAGCGCGTCGCTATCGAAATGGGTGGAATGGAAATCATCATTGAGCCAGAAGATGAAAGCGACGATGAATTTAATGCCAACCTAGCAGAAACCCTATCAGAGCGAACATTGGTTGAGTTGTGCGGCGACTTGCTCGGCGACTTTGAAGACGACATCGATTCTCGCGCCGACTGGATGCAGACCTATGTTGACGGCCTTGAGTTGCTGGGAATGAAAGTTGAAGACTGTACAGAGCCTTGGCCCGGAGCATGTGGTGTGTATCACCCTCTGCTGTCAGAAGCTCTCGTGAAGTTTCAGGCTGAGACCATGATGGAAACTTTTCCGGCGCAAGGTCCGGTCAAGACACAGATCATTGGACAAGAAACACAAGAAAAAGTTGAAGCCAGCATTCGTGTCAAAGATGACATGAACTACCAAATGACTGACGTCATGGTTGAGTATCGACCTGAGCATGAGCGTATGTTGTGGGGCTTGGGCTTATCAGGCAATGCGTTTAAAAAGGTTTACTACGACCCAAGTTTTGGGCGTCAAGTAGCTATTTATGTTCCGGCTGAAGATGTTGTGGTGCCTTATGGGGCTTCTAACATTGAAACGGCTGAGCGCGTCACTCATGTGATGCGTAAGACCAAAAACGACTTGCGCAAACTTCAGGTTGCAGGCTTTTATCGCGACACAGACCTTGGCGAACCATCGGACACATTTGATGAGATTGAGAAAAAAATCGCTGAGAAGATGGGCTTTCGAGCATCATCAGATGACCGATACAAGATTCTTGAGATGCACGTTGATCTTGTCCTACCGGAAGATGAGGATAAAGACGAGGATGGTGAGCCGACGGGTATTGCACTGCCTTACGTTGTCACTATCGAAAAGTCCACGCAAACAATCTTAGCAATCCGCCGCAACTGGAACCCAGAAGACGACCGCAAGAAAAAGCGCAACCATTTTGTACATTACCCGTACATTCCGGGCTTTGGCTTTTATGCGTTTGGCTTGATCCATCTGATTGGCGCATTTGCTAAGTCTGGCACTTCTTTGATTCGACAGTTGGTTGATGCTGGAACCCTGTCTAACTTACCCGGCGGATTCAAAACCAAGGGTTTAAGAATCAAGGGCGACGATACGCCTCACGCTCCTGCGGAGTGGAAAGACGTGGATGTTGGCAGTGGTACGTTGCGCGACAACATTATGCCTTTGCCATACAAAGAGCCGAGTCAGGTTCTGTATCAACTGCTTGGCACGATTGTAGAAGAAGGCCGTCGGTTTGCTTCTGCGGCAGATTTAAAAGTTAGTGACATGTCTGCTCAGGCGCCAGTTGGAACTACGCTGGCAATTCTTGAGCGCACACTAAAGGTTATGAGTGCTGTGCAGGCGCGTATTCACTACGCTATGCGTCAAGAGTTTAGGTTGCTGAAAAACATTATCCGCGACTATACGCCAGACGAATATAGCTATGAGCCTTACGATGGGGTTCCTCATGCCAAACGATCAGACTACGACTTGGTAGAGGTGATTCCAGTATCAGACCCCAATGCCGCCACCATGTCGCAAAAAGTTGTGCAGTACCAAGCTGTAATGCAACTTGCGCAAACAGCACCAGATTTATATGACTTGCCATATCTTCACCGCCAGATGTTAGAGGTATTGGGTATCAAGAATGCCGCAAAACTTGTCCCAATGGAAGATGAATTTAAACCTCGCGATCCAGTGTCCGAGAATATGAACCTGTTAAACGGCAGACCGGTCAAGGCGTTTATTTATCAAGACCACGAAGCCCACATCGCGGTTCACTTGGCGGCTGCTCAAGATCCACAAATGGCAAAGCTTATGGGTCAAAGCCCAAATGCCCAAGCAATTGGAGCGGCATTAGCTGCGCACGTACACGAACACTTGGCGTTTGCGTACCGCAAAAAGATCGAAGAAGCTGCAGGCGTACCGTACCCCGGGCCAGATGCTGATATGGACGAGGCAACAGAGCTTGAAGTTTCCAGACTGGCAGCAGCAGCGGCTCAAAAAGTGTTGCAAAGCAGCCAGTCTCAGGCAGCTCAAGAGCAGGCACAAGAGGCCCAACAAGACCCGATTGTTCAGATGCAGCAACAAGAGTTGCAAATCAAGCAGCAGGAAGCAGAACTTAAAGCCAAAAAGCTTTTGGTTGACGCAACTGCCAAATCTGAACAAATGGACATTGAACGCGAGCGTATTGCCGCGCAAGAAAGAATCGCTGGCTTACAAGTTGGCGCAAAAGTCTCTACCTCACAGGCGCAGTTGTCTGCAAAACAACAAGCAGAAGGACTACGAATTGGCGTGGACATAGCTCGGGAAACATCCCAAGAAGACCGAGCACAACGGAAAAAGGAAACTGAATGAGTATTGACCTAATGGACTATCTTGCAAACAAGCTGCAAGAAGAAATTAAGTTAATTCAAGAGGAATTGGCTATGGGCAAGGCCAAGGACCACGGGGAGTACAAACAATCCTGTGGTGTGGTTAGAGGTTTAATCACTGCTCAAAACATCATTGTTGAAACCAAAGAAAGGATGGAAAAAGCTGATGAGTGAAATCGCCATCGCTACAGAAGAAGGTGAAGTTAGCACTTTGCCGGATACAGACGAAAAAAAGGCAAAGCAGTTACCTGATCCCTCGGGATATAGGATTCTGTGCGCCATTCCAGAAATCGACGACAAATACGACAGTGGAATCATTAAGTCTGACATTACGTTGCAACACGAAGAGCTTTTAACCACAGTGCTGTTTGTAGTCAAGATGGGCCCGGACTGCTACAAAGATCCGGAACGTTTCCCTTCGGGCCCGTGGTGTAAAGAAGGGGACTTTATTCTTGTGCGCCCACACGCCGGCACTCGCCTAAAGATTCATGGTCGAGAATTCAGAATTTTGAATGACGACTCTGTAGAGGCCGTTGTCGAGGATCCAAGAGGCGTGTCACGACGCTAATGCGTTGCAACATTAACAAGGAATGAAAATGGACAAAAAGCCATACGAAGTAGAGTTTGAGTTTCCAGACGAAAAGGAAGTGA